ATACCCAAATTTAACAATAGTATGAGAAGGTGCCAGCGCGGATAAGCGACATTCAAGACGTCGGTTCCCCCAGGAGCGCAGCGGGTCGCCGCAGTAGGATTGTCCTGCCTGAGCATAATTGATAGTGGTATTGGGCGCCGTGACCAACCAGGTAAAAGGCCAGTCCTCACCATTGAGCGCATCACCGCAAACAGACATGCCGGCACGAGCCTGACGAAAAACCGTGATAGTAATGTCATAACCCAGCGCCTTGGCCACGCCAATAAAATATGCAGCCGACTGTCCACCGGTACTAAAAAGCTTAGCAAGGACTGCCCGCTGACGTAATGCAATGCTGTCGTTCTCTCCGATGGCGCAGTCATCAGGCAGGCCTACCGTTTTTTCCCAGTCCGTCAGCATGATTGTGGCCGTTGCCGGAAATGAACCCGTTAGAAGGCCAATTGCCGCATCATCACTTTGCTGATAAGACCGTGCCAGTGCACGGAGTACGGCAGTTTGCACTCGATCGGCCTTTTTCGGCCAGACGATGCCCTGTGGCAATAACCCCTGCAACGCGGCCGTATAATCCTCAATGCTGAATCGGCTCATGGGTAATCCACCTCTCCCCGGACGGGCAATTCGCCCGTGCCCATGATGATGTTGGCGGAAGGAGATGTCAGGATAAAACCGCTGGTACCGCTGACATTACTGATAGCGATTATTAAATCTGAGAGTAAAACTGTTTTCCCGCGCGGGTCCCCTGACTCAAAGAAAACGCTATCAATCGCATTCGCTATCGCCGCCGTCGTTACTGCATCAACAGAAGAAATGCCATTAATGATAAAATTGATGATTTTCTTAATGGGGGAGCAGACATACACCAGCGACGTCACCGGCTGCAAAGGATAGATGTGATCCGCTACACGCCCCTGATCCCCAGTGGCCTTAACTGCTGACCAGTTTTCAAGCTGGGATATACCGTCTGTGCCTACTGGGAAACCCTGATTAGACTCATCCATTCCATCAACCATGATGTAGACACCCACGGAACCCGGTCCCATCAGGCGGCGGACGGTCCATGCACGCGTGACACCTGGAACGGCCAGAGCCCATGACTGATAGTCCTCATCATTGCCACCCTGTGGCGTATTTTGATAGGCCAGCAGCATTCGTGAGCGAAAGGCTTCCTCACTCTCAATATCAGCACCATTCGTGATCGCCACGCTGATCGTTGCCGTCGAATTAATACCCGCAATGCCGGCATCAAGCGTTAATTGCGTTCCTGCTGGCGTATTTCCCGCCGCCCCCCCGCCAGTGGGGTCATCATTAGGATCGTGCAAAACGGCCGTTACCGCGCCGGTGCCATTACCCGTCATGTCGAGAGTGAACAATGTATCTACTGTGTACTGATAGCCATCACCGCGATTAAGAACAGTACCGGCAGGAACACTTTTTCCTGCTGTACCATTAAACAAAACTGCAGGGGTTGTACCCGCGTTTGCCGCCTTCTGCGTTACCGATTTCAGCGCGGCCCAGCCTGCCAGACTTTCATCGGTTGCGCTCCACGGGACAGACTGTTTTGCAATGTAATCAAGGTATCCGTAGTGCAGATAAGACATGCCCGCATTGGCCGTACCCAGGATATTCAGGTTTGAAAAACGTAAAGGTGTGCCTCCCCCCTTCAGTTCTGACTCAATGGCCGCGCGGTTGCGGGCGCGCAACTCAGTGAGCGTCGGGCGATTATATGGCATCGTTTATGACTCCCAGACCCAGAAGTAATGTTTTGAAGCCGCTTGCTGTCCCGGCTGTTGGTAGGTGATAAAAAGATTTAAACGTTTAGGGAAGACGATTTGAGTTACCGGAGAAATGCTTGCCACGACGCCATCATCAATTAGCCACTGCAGGGCCTCTTTAGCGTAATCCTCGGCCTTGTTAGCGGTGGCCACGGTCAGCGTCTGCCTGCGTAAAAGCCACAACCGTGAACCAAGGGCATAATCCTCGCCCGTGTCCCCCCACCATCCGCGGCGATCATCACCGTCGAAATTGTCGTCATCGCGGGCAAGCCGGTCAGTAAAAAGGCTGATCAGGATAGCCGTCTCTAAATCATTGCCTTGCTGTAAATCGCCCGAGGCTTCAACCCAGTCACCAATCGAGCTTTCTGCGTTCCAGAGCGTGGTGATATCGGTCATACCTCTTCTCCCGGTATGTCGCTGGTCACTTCGGCGCTACCCGGCTGCACACCGTTTACAGCGTGGTGATGCCCGTTGTAGGTATCGCGCAAGTTCTTCAGCGTTTTGCTGTTGGTCGCGATATTATCAACGATGTCGCCACTGACTTTGAGCAATGGCGTATTCATTTCCACGCTGTCGGAGGCATTGATTGTCACCTGCGTGGCATTATTCACCGTCACAGCCTGGCCGTTGGCTTCAACTTCTATGCCCTTTTCAGTCAGCTTGATGTACTGCCCCCACAGGTTATAGAGAACCGTTTCACCTGATTTGAGGTTGGCGTGTCGACTTCCTTTATGGCCGGACGCAATCACAACCCCGTTTGAGCGGTCCCCGGCAAGATAAACCACCAGGACGTCAGAATCCGGCGGCAACGATGAGGAAAAGCCGAACTCCATCAGGCGCGGCGTATTGCCGCGAACCTCAAGAGGGGTTTCATACTGAACCTGTTGAATGCCGCCGGCATCGGTGGTCATCGTGACCTTACCGATCCCCAGCATCATCATGGTGCGCCGATATAGCGTCTTTAAATCCGTCATTGGTTTATCTCCGGGATCAGGCTGTAGAAGCTATACGGTTGCACGGAGAAGGCCGCCGGCGGCATCAGTACCATCATCGCGGCAGTCCCCCGGTCATCTTTAATAAAACTGACTTCGGCCAGCAGCCAAAGCGCATCCTTGATACCCATTTTGGGGATGTTGACGGGAATAAGCGTATTGGGCTCCCACAAATTACCGGCGCTGTCGCGCCAGTTATCGACGGTCACCTGCAAAAACTTAGAGCGCCCGTAGCGGCGGTTCATCTCCCAGTCAATGGCCTGCTGGGCGAGCTTCGGGGTGTTCATCGTGCTTTCGACAATGATAATTCGGTTGCGGTAGCGCATGTTTTCCGCCTCGGGATCGCGCGCCGTAGCCTTCGTCACCGCGCTATACCCGCTATCATCCACTAGCGGATTTACCGACATCGATACGCCGGTATATTCGGAAAATCGCTCATCCATTGAGGCCTCATAGGCGGCGACCTCTATATTCACGCCCTGCGCCACGCCGCTGGCTGCTTTTTTGGTACCCACGCGGGTAAGATAAAGATTCCCATCCGGTAAATCGTAATAAAGCAGCGCCGCCCAGCGGGTGATGCGGTCGATAATCTCCTGTGACGTCTCCCCCCAGTTCAGTGTGAATTGGGGAACATTTTCCATATTGGTAACGTCACTGGATACTTTGATGCCATAGGGAGACGCCAGACGCTGGGCAATTTGCAGGGCGGTGGCGCCCTCAATGACGTTGTTGTCCCATTTGGCAGAACAGTCCACCAGATCCTGACACTTACTGCGCCCGGTTGCCCGGACCTCATGGTGAGATGCTGAAATCATCGGTGCCCAGCGGTCGATATACCCCGTGATAACCGTGTCTTCCCCTAACCTCACCACACAGGGATCACCTTCCTTCACGAGTTGCTGTTCACCGCTGCCGGGAAATTCATCCATCAGAGACAGGTCAAAATTACTCGGCAGTCGTTCAATGCTGCGAGTTACTCTGACCTGATCCCAGCCTGACAACACTTTCCCGCCTATGGTTAATGTCATTTCATCAGTCATGACGTCAACGCCTTAAAGGTAGTTGGCATAAATGCGGGGTGAATAGGGTCAGCCATCTTTACAAGCCCCTCAGTTCTGGCCGCATCCTGATATAACCGGTTTGAAAGAGTCAGCGCCGGCAGCGGCTGGTTGTACGTCACGATCGCTACGCTGGCTAACGTGGCGCCACGGCTCTGTAGCGTCTGCGTTACCGCACTCTTTAGAACGGTCAACTCACTGAACACGCTGTCGTAACCGGCATCTGCCGCCGATAAAGAGACTGCATCAAGCGCGCGCGTCACGCGATTCAATACGTTCATTGCGTCGTCATAACTACTCGGTTGATACAGGGAGGCGGAATAAGCCATGGCACCGGCAGAAAGCGTAGTGAGATAAATTTGCGTGGCGGAGACCGCGGCGGCGTCACTGCTGTCGGGACGGTAAGTGACATCGGTGAAACCCGCTAGCCCCTCAAGCACGCGGATCATGTCCATCCCTTTAGCCTCGCTTGCCAGCAATGCATCAATGACGGTCCTCGCGCCAGCCATGTAGGCCTGCACAGTCTGCGATTTGAGTAAGTCTGTGGTTAATACCTCAATTTGAGCGCGACTCTCCACTGATGCCGCCATTTTTTGAGAAACCAGTAGATCATAATTTTTTGTATCAGCAGTGTTGGCTGTTCCCGTCGTGGCGCCCAGCGCGCTGCCGCCAACCGACCCCGAGTTGTAACGCCCATAACGGCTGCTACCAAAGGTGGATTTCAACGTACTGCTGAGGTTTGTCGCCTCGTTGGCAACTCGGGTGACCATGCCCGTCCAAAATGAAAACGTGCTTTTTAACGTTTTGATCGTCTGGTTAACGGTCCGAATCGTTGAATTTACCTCGCCAATCACGGTGGCTGCCGTTTTTGCCGCCAGCGCTAACCAGGAGGTCTGAACCGTTGACGCCGCCCCAACCGACTCCGTGATGGCAAATACGCGCAGGCCGGATTCGATGACCGTAAGTGAAAACTCAAAAACGCGCTCAGAATCTTTGCTCTCTCTCAGCCGCAGGCCGCCTTCAGGAATACTTACCGTTAATTCACCCAGCGTCGGATGGACTAATGTGCCAGCACCTAGCGTTTCGCACGCTGCGATCAGGCTATCGCGCTGTGTCATCACATCTGGTGCGGTGTAAATCTGGCTGCTCTGAATAATAAAGCCCGTCAGCGTCATTCTTCGGGTTGACCGGCCCATGTCCTCCACCCACGCAGTGTCGCGGTAAGGATATTCATGAACGGCCTGACGGCGGCCAAAACTGCCATCACCGGTAACCACTGCGAAAGGGACGCCGCGAAACGACGCGGGGTGAATATGATCCTGCCATTTCCAGCTGTCGCCAGAGAAACCGAGCAAGGAGGAGATCGCGTCTCTTAAAATGGGCATCAGGCTCTCCAAAAGAAAAACCCGCCGAAGCGGGTCAGTAGTTGAGAATTAAGGCATTGGCATCGCGACAGTTACTTTACCGCCGCGACCGCTGGCTTGATGGCGACTGCCGGTTTGCCCGTTGATAAACGTCACCTCAAGTTTACTGTCGTTTTCCTTCAGCGCCGACGAAATCGCGTCAGCTATTTTCTGAGTATCGACAGTACTTGCCTTAGATGGTGTTGAGGTTTTATTCGCGGTATTAATGTTGGTTTCTGTGGTGGTGTTTATGCTCCCTGACTGTTCACCAAAGACTGGTATCGATAAGGCAGAAGAGTCGCTATTGGAAACATCATGAAAATCAGGCAGCCCCGACATTACGCGATCTAAATAATCACGCGTTTCTTTAGGCGCATAATCAAGGCCTAATCGTCCCACTCTGCCTGGCCCCCAGTTATAGGCGGCGACCGCCTTCTTCATGTCGCCACCGAACTGGCTCAACAGGTCAGAAAGATATTTTGCGGCAGCCTCCGCAGACTTGCCAGTGTCCATCCTGTCTTCACGATTTTTAAGTCCGTACTGCTTACCCGTAGAAGGCATAAACTGGAAAGGTCCCTCAGCACCCGCTGGGGAAAACAGGTACTTCCCTCCCCCGGACTCTGCCTGATAGACATTATTAAGCGTGCCCTGCGGTAACTTGTATTTGGCTTCCAGCTGTGGAAACAGCTCGGACTCTTCTGACCCCGGTTTCAGAGGAGCCACACCTCCGGGGTTAACCGTTGCAGGCGGGTTAACGTAGAGGCCGCTAACATCCTGCTGCAGCTGCTTCGCTTTATCCGATGGCCCATAATAGCTGTTGAGTTTTTTGACCAAATCCGGTGATGCATAACCTAGTTTAAGATCTAATTTTTCATCCCACGATAGGGTAGATTTGAAATTTTCGTCCTTTAGGGCCTCCCTAATCCGATCAGCTTGCGCACCCCCGCGGTTAAAAGTCATCAATGACCCAACGGTCGCAGTGTCGAAACCGTGCTGCATTATCTGAGATACGTCATCAAAGCTTTTTTGTACAGACTGCGACTGTCCCAGCCACGCTTCCCCCTTCATCAGCATACCGTCCCACGCGGACGATATTTGATTGATGTTTTGGCGGAATTTCAGCGCGTTCTGAATATCCTGATCGGAAAAAATAAGCCCGTCTCGCTGTGCCTGATCCTTTAGTCGCTGCACCTGCTCGGTGCTCTGACGCAAGAAACTCAACAGCTCAGGAGAAAATCCCCCCACCTGCGCTATGACGGCCTGCTTTGCAGGAGACTGTTTGAGCATGGCCTTATTCAAGTCATCCATCAACTTTACGA